CTATATTTGATTCAATCTCTGCTGCAGTAAGAGATCCGCCAGAAGATTGTTGTGGTGTAGCCGCCGTTGTTATTGGTGTTACCGGCGGTGGAGTCATATCCACTTTAGCTACAACATCATCTTCAGTCTTTGTTCCGAATTTAGCCATTGCGTGTTCTCTGTTCTTCGAGTTCTCTAAGATGGTTCATTAACATCTCAATGTAAAGATCACGTTCAAATGGTATAAGGTTTTCAATTTCAGTTATTGAGTATTTATGATGCTGAACCAAAGAGAACACTGTAATATAGTAATTCTCTAAGTTGTTATGGTTCAGCGCAACGTAAAAAAATCAGATAGAGTCGTCAACTCGATGGTTCTATCATTACCGAGAGAATTCTTATATTTTATAATATAAGATAGTCTTGGCTGAGAAACCATAAATTCTCTAATCTTTTCAAATGTATTGATGTCTAAGTCTTCGAGATAGATTTCTAAATCTTTCTTTGAATAGCCAGAACATTCAAAAACTTCATCTCCATCATAAATCTTATCCATACAACGAACAATTAATTGAAAGAAAGAATCACTTCCGGAAGATAAGAATTCTTTATCTTCATAAAGAGAAGAAGTTGGATACTTTAATACTAATCCAGCAGCTTCATTAATTTTAATTACGTTATTAACTTTTTCCGGAAATACAACTTTAATATCTTTTAAGTTAATGTCAAAGTCATAAAGCTTTTCGTCTTCATTATCTTTATAAGATACCTGTACTTGATCGTTTACTGAATATGCTCTCAATTGAATGAAGATATATTCAAGATCAAATAATGAAAGAGAATTAACATCCAGTTGATCTATTGCACAATTGTTTACCACTTGTTTAATAGACAACAAAATGTCAGTTTCATCTTCACTGGCTTTAGCCATTAACAAAAGCTTTTCTTCTTTGACTAAAAACGGCCTAAAGATAACTTTCTTTTTTGAAGATGGAATTTCAATGATAATTTGTGGATGAGATATTTTAGGAAGTGACATAACAAACTCCAATTATAAAATTAAACTATACCGTTTGAGATGATTGCAGAAGCATCTCGTGGCAATACGTAATTTGTATCTTGTGCAAAGAAAGAAGTGGCGGCATCAACTAAGAAATCTAAACCTGCTGCAATTCCACTATTCACGTTATTCAAAGACCATTCTCTAAAAGTAAAGCCAACTGTGATTTTCATTACAGTATCTGTATTTCCCCAGTCAAGAGCAACATCATTCATTGAATTTGGAAATGCATCATATAAAGTAACTAACTCAGAAACGTTTCCTGAATTATCAAACACAAAAATATAAATGTCTGTAGTAATATCATCTTTATATGATACACCATAACTTGGTACATTTCGAAAAATAGATCTACCATTAAAGTCAACTATGTTTGTTAACCAAGAATAAAAGAATCTATGAATAGTAGAATCTCTATCTGCAACAAATGTAAGACTGGTATCAGTAAATGCTGCATTGTATGGCATCTTTTGTGTAACACCAACACCATATCTTTTTACTTCTTGAGATTGAATAGACACACCTGGAATTCTTGCAGATTCAGAACGAAGTTGAATCATTCGAGCTGTGTTGAATGTATTAAATACATCTCCAATATCAGAAAATGTATTGAAAGCTATTGGTAAAGGCGGTGTAAAAAATACCACAAACTTATTGTTTTGAAGTACACCATAGCGTCCAATATTTGAACTGAATGATGATATATTGAAAGCCATTATCTTAAGCCCCTTGATACAGATTCTTGAACTGTGCTTTTTGATTGTTTTTTAAATCTTTCAGTTGGTAACATAATAGCTATATCCCAATTGCTCGGTTCAATATACAAATAACCACTTTTAATTTGTGAATATAAGTATCTTTTTAAACATGGACCAAATGAACTAAATCTAGAAGCACTTTTTAAGAATCTATAATTTATATTTAATTTTGTACTATCATCATATTTATTGTTATTAGTAGTATTGTATAATTGATCCATTAATCCAGCTCTTGCAACTGGTGGCAAATAATGTAGATTTATTCCTAAAAATCCATCATTATAAAACTCAATTGGAAATACTAATGGAAATATATCATAATGTGGAAGAATTTCTTTTAATTTTGGATCATAGAAAAACATATACATTCTGCCAATTGCATTTGGTGTGATTTCACCAATAACATGAGCTTTATCTGCCATTAAACGATTGCGATTAGCAGTTGTTACAGATTGCGCAGCATCTCTATACCATTTCCTGGCTTCAGCTGTTTTACTTGGTGCAAAGCCAGCTGCATTGCCTTCTTTAGCTATTTTTGAGAAAATGTAAGCCATTAAAATTTAATCTGCAATTCTTTTTCCGTAAGTATTTGGAAAGTCCACAATTTATCTGCACAATACTCTTGAGCAGCCCTCCACTTAGCACTATTTATTCCCCACGTGTAAACTTCATTTATATAACGTTTGTTTACTTTTTCAGGTTTTGCAGGTGGTTTAGTTTGACCAGCTGGTTTAATTTCTACAACCACACATTCAATCTTTCCTTCTGGATTCTTCTTCTTAACGTAGAAGTCTGGAAAATATCTATGTATTTTACCATCAACTGGTGATCTATATGGAATAAAGAATTCTTCTGAACTCCATTCTAATACGTGAGGGTGCGTATCAATGTAACTCATGAATTTAAGCTCCCATCCCGACCGATAAATAATATTAGTTGGGTTGCCTCGATACTTTTGTGGATTTTTTGGTTTAAAGTAACCTTTGTAAGCCATTTTTACTCTCAATGATAAATATAATATTATTTAGGAAAAATCTATGTCGTTAGCAAGTCTTCTTAGTAGAATAGCAATTGGTGGTGCGGTAGTGACCGGTGGAGCAATTATCGGAGCTGGAATTGTTACTACAAATGGATTGAAAACATCAAATGATCCAAACAATGTGGCTGGTTCTACAAAATTTATGGGAAATTACAGATTTCCACTTGATTTGATTAATTCGGCCACTGGTAAAAATTCTTATATGAACATATCTTTTCAAAGGTATCAAAGAAGATCAATTTTTACTGCACCAATTTTTAAAACTTATTCGGGTATTCAATTACCAATTCCGGCAAATTTATCAGACACGCAATCTGTTGCTTGGAATAGTACTGGCGCACCAGCAGCAGTTGGTGCTGCTATAGAAAACTTTTTAAAAGATAATCCAAATAGTTCTACACAAGGACTTTCTAAATTAGAATCTTTATTGGATAGTGGTGCTAACGGTATTGTTGGCTATGGTGCTGATACAATTAATAAGATTTTAGGTAATACAAATGTTGCTCAAGGACTTTCAATAGCTGGAATGGCAATCAATCCATTCTTATCAGTACTATTTCAACATCCAAATTTTAAATCACATCAATTCACTTGGGAATTATATCCAAGAAACGTTGATGAATCTAATACTTTAGTAGCAATTATTATGTCTTTAAAATCGAATATGCTTCCTGCGCTGGTACCATCAACCGGTGGTATTTTTATGTCTTATCCAAACTTAGCTTGGATATCGCTTTATCCTAGACAAGAATATCTTTATTCGTTTAAACCTGCAGCTCTTACTACTATGACAGCTGATTATGCACCAAACGGACCAAGTTTCTTTAAAGGTACAAATGCTCCAACCGGCATAGTCTTAACACTTGGGTTTATGGAAGTTGAATATTGGCTTAAAGATGATATTGAAAATGGTGGAAAGACTAGAGCAAATCCAAATCTATCTATTTTTAAAGATGGTATCAATCTTCCGGAAGATAATGCTTTCGAAAAATTATTCCGCTAATAACTTAATTAATAAAGGCATAATTAAATGTCCGAAAGATATTTTGATAAATTTCAACAAGTAGAATATGCTAATAACATAGCCGTGAATATTACACAAAGAATTAAATTTGTAGATAGTGTTATAAACAATCCGTATGTATATTATAAGTATGACATTAAAGAAAATGAAAGACCGGATAGTATCTCAGATTTTTATTATAATGATGAATATGCTGATTGGTTACTCTATTTTTCAAATGAAATAATTGATCCTTATTACCAATGGTATCTTTCAGAAGATCAATTCAATAGTGTTTTAAAAAAGAAATATAATACGGACATCTATACACTTCAAGATAAAATCTATAATTATAGAAACAATTGGTATAGAGATGATAAATTAAGTCCTGCGGCATTTGATGCTTTAGAAGCCGGATCTAAAAGATATTGGCAACCTTATTATAATCAAATTAATGGCACCATTGTAAGTTATGTAAGAAATCAAAATGATTGGACAATTAACACTAATTCAGTGATTAAATATGAATGTGATGCTTCTGATTTCATTGATAATGAAAAAGTTTTGATTTATTTCAATCCTACTCATACGGGCAGAGGACAAGTTTCATTTGCTAATAGTACAGTGTTAATGATTCAACATGTTTATGGTACAGTACTATCAAGTAACACTGCTACTATTAATCCAGCTATTAGTTATATTTCTGGTTCTGAAAGTGGGGCAAATGTAGTCTTTACTTCATCTGAAACCGTAGTTAATAATATTACATCTGGTGAAGAAGGTTATTGGGATGCTATTACAATATATGATATTGAACGTGAAAAAAATGAAAGTAATAAATCTATTAAAATATTGGATAGAACTTATTTTAAACAAGTTGCTAAAGAAGTAAAGGATCTTTTAGCGTAACATGGATTCTTTTAGCCCAGGTGATATTAGTGTCACGAAATTTACAGTAACATCTTCTAGAGGAACGCTTGATTTATCTCAATCGTTTACTTCTGCTTCTATCTATGAAAGTATCTTTACTCCAGGAATAGTTGCAGACATTACTATTAATGACACTAAAGACGTCTTAGGAGCTCTTAAGATATTCGGTGATGAAGTTGTTGAAATAGTTATGAGTACACCTGGTGGCGTTACTGCAAACTACAAACTTGGTGTTCATTCTTTAGAAGGTGTAACATCTATAACTTCTTCGCTTAAGTCAAAAACATATGTTCTCAAAACTGTTTCTGAAGAAGCTTTATATGCTAAAAATAATTATGTTCAAAAAAGCTTTAATACTCAAATCTCTGAAATTGTAAAAAAAGTTCATACTGATTATCTTCATAGCAAAAAGACTATTGAAGTTGAAGATACCAAAGGTTCTCAAAAGATTATATTTCCACAATTGAGTCCATATAAAGCTATAGACTTAGTAAGAAGAAGAGCTATTTCTAATGAAAATAAATCTTCTCTTTATGTGTATTTTGAGACAAGATCTGGTGAAAAACAGGTATTTAAATTTGTAACTATTGAAAAATTGTTTAAAGGTTCATCTGTTAAAACTTTCCAGCATTCTGATGCTATTAATAATAGCATAAGTACTCAAAATGATAATCAAATACTTTGTTTAGAAATACCAAATCAATTTAATTCTACAGATAGAATTCAAATTGGCGGTGAAATGGCTGTTTCAAGATACAATATGCAAACACAAAAATATGAAACTAAAAAATATACACCTTCTTTAAAAGATTATACGTCCGGTGGGTCGGGTGAAATGAATTCCGGTGAATTTACTAATAAGTATAGAAAAGCTAAAGGACAAGCGGCTCCCAAACAACTATACATTGGTGAAGATACTTCAGCTAGACCAAACACACATATTCCAACTAATAGTGCTGATCAACAAGCTTATATGTCAGCATTAATGCAAAATTCTGTAAAGTTGCGTGTTCCGGGTGATTTAAATATAAAAGCCGGTGATGTTATAACTGCTAATATTCCAAAGAAAACTTCAACCACTGAAAATGTATCAATGGATCCTATTTTATCTGGAAAGTTTTTAGTGTCTAGAATTCATCATGATATTGGTCTTGCTGGTGATAAACCTAGATACACATGCGTAATTGAATGTATTAAGGGTAATCCGGAGTCTGGCGTATGACTGATAAAAATTTTGGTTCTTCATTTTCTTGGTGGATTGGTGAAGTTATTAATGTTAAAGATCCATATGAATCAGGCCGTGTTCAAATAAGAATATTTGGAAGACATGATGATAAAGTAAATATACCTGATAAAGATCTTCCATGGGCCCTTCCATTACAACCAGTAACTTCTGCTGCTCATGGAAAATTAGGAACTGCGCCTGTAGGTTTAGTTAGAGGATCTAAAGTAGTTGGATTTTGGTCTGATTCAGATCAACAGTATCCAGTTATTATGGGAAGTTTTGGAAAATCCGGAGACCCAAGTGAAGAAGGTAAATCCGTAGATGGAAGTCCAAAAGTTGATATGAGATACGCGTCCTTACCCGCACCCGCGCAAGCGTCTACGCCTCATCCATACAATCCATACAACACATTCTATAAAAATAGAATGCTAATAACTGAGATTGATCTAGGTGCTAAACTTATTGGATCTATTCTTAATACTCTGGGTTCAAACGTTACTAAAGACGTTGAAGGTAAGATGAAAGAACCAAAGACGCCAACTACTGCTTTTAATAGTAAAGAAGATAAGAGTGACGTTATAGATGTAGTTAAAAAAGTAGATCCAAATCAACTTAGCGCTTCATTACCTAATATGATGCCAAATTTCTCAACCATTAAAAACGTGATGACTTTAACAAGTCCAGTTGGAATAGCTAATATGCTTGGTAATTCTCTTGGTGGTGCATTAAGCTCAGTAGCTAATCAATTTGGTATGGGCAGTGTTCTTTCTGCTGTTAATTCTGCTCTTAAAGATCCTCTTATTCAAGGAGCTGCAAAACTAGCTTTAACTGCTGGTGCATTAGCAATGGCACAGTCTGCAGTTAGTAACAATGGAAGACCACCCGCGTACACGCCACCCGCGGTAGCAAAGATAACTACAACTTCACCAAGACCAGATTCAAAATTGATAGTTATAACTCCTCCTCAATTATATGTTCAACAATATTATTCAGTAGAGAATGATCCTTATCCTGGTTATATACAATGGAAAGGACCAAGTGGTGACTATAAGTATACTTTAAGAGGAACACAACCAAATTATACTTCTCCTTCTGAGCATATTGAAGCAAGTCATTCGCTATCAATGGCAACTTCTCTTGCAGCCGGTTTTGCAGCTGGAGCAATTGGAGCATCTTTAATATCTAAAGTGTTAGATGGAAACATGTCATCAATTAAAGACATGGGCCTTGAAAAGGTTTTAGGAGCAGGTGTTACGGCAGCTTCTGTTCTTTCTTTAGCTAAGAATCTTCTTCCTAATATTGGCGGAAAGATTTCAAGCTTAACAAGTGGACATCTTCCTAATTCTGTATTAGGAGGAGGAGTTGGTGCAGCAATGGGTGCATTCACTACTAATCAAGCTTTACTTGCAGTTAAGAAAAATGCAATGAATAATTCGTTTGCACCATCACAGGGTGACATAGATAGTAAACTTAAAGCTGCTCAAGATAAATTAGCAGCCAGTGAAATATCAAAAAGTGGTCCGGCCGCCGGTAGCACTGAAGTTATTAATTATGGCGGTCAGAATTATAAAGTAACATACACGGCCACTGGATCTGATATAGTTAGGGCTTAATCATGGCAGATAGTAAAAACGCAAAACATCCTGATTCTACATTTGATACTGAATATCCTTATAATCAGGCCACAATCACTCGTGGCGGGCATGAATTTCACATCAATGATGCTCCTGGAAAAGAAAGCCTTAGATGGGCTCACACCAAAGGAAGCTACATCGAAATTAATCATGAAGGTCGTCTTGTTCAGGCGGTTGTTGATAAGTCTTATCAATACAATGCTGATGGTGTATCAGTTACCGTTGATGGACACAGTGACACTAAAACTTCTGGAACTGTAAGAGATAACTCAGATGGTGCCAGATCATCCGAGACTGGTGGAAATATATACATCGGTGGCGGCGGGATTTCAATTCATGGAACTCAAGATTCTTCCATAAGTTCTTCCGCGGCTGGAGACAAATTTGAGACTACGAGCGGTAATATTGTCACTGATCACGAAGGCTCGGTCAATCATAATATCACCGGTGATTTCGTTGAGTGTATTACCGGCAATAAATCTGAAATATTAATTGGTGACTGGGCTTTCAATAATCAATCCGGTAGTGTTGATATGCAAATTGATTCCGGAAAATTTAGACTTTTTGATGCAAGTGATATTTTAATTGAAAGTGAAACTAAGATTACATTTAAAGTTGGTAAATCTACTATAATTATAACTTCAGATGGAATTAAAATAACTTCACCTGCAATTGATTTTGTTAAAGCTTAATAAATATGACTATTAGCCATAGAAATAGTGATAGTAGAGCATGTGGTGCAACCACTGTTGTAAGTGGTCAAGATTTTGTAAAAATAGATGGACAATTATGGGCAGTTGTTGGTGATCCAAACAGTCACGGCAGTGGTGCTCTTAATAACTCGCAAGATTATATAAAAATTAGTGGAAAACTTGTTATTTTATTAGGTGATTCTGCAGCTTCAGATTCTTTATGTATACCTTTAGGAGGAGCACATTGTTCCCCAACAGCTACTTCTGGAAGCTCATTAGTAAACGTTTCTTAGAGAGAATAAAATGGCGTCAAGAGCAGACAAATACACTCAACTTAAAAGAGAAGAGCAATTTAGTGACTTTTTAAATAATTTTAGTCGTCATCCAATAACCGCATCACTTGCAAAAACAACTAATGAATTTGCAGTTAGACAATCTATTAAAAATTTAATTTTAACTAATCAAGGTGAAAGATTATTTCAACCAAATATAGGTTCTGATATAAGAAGATCATTATTTGAACCACTCGATCGCGTTGTTCTTAATGACATACGTGAAGCTATTTCTTCTACTATAAAATATAATGAACCAAGAGCACGTTTATTAGATGTGTTAGTAACCGGTAATGAAGATAGTAATGAACTCAATGTAACCATTCTATTTTCACTAATAAATAGTAATACACCAATATCTTTAGATGTCATCCTCAGAAGAGTAAGATAAGAATGGCTAAAAGTTCCATCAACCTAACTTCATTAGACTTTGATACGCTTAAGTCTTCTTTTAAAACGTATTTGAAGACGCAATCTGTATTCAAAGATTATGACTTTGAAGGGTCAAACATTAATGTATTATTAGATGTTCTTTCATATAATACATATATGAATTCTTTCTATTTGAATATGGCGCTTAATGAATCATTTTTAGACACTGCGCAACTTAGAAACTCAGTTGTGTCTCATGCAAAAGAAATCAATTACACTCCTGCGTCTGCAAAATCTGCTAAAGCTTTAGTGAATATAGAATTTTTAACTTCCGGCATTTTTAATAATTTTGAAATGCCAAGAGGTACCCAGTTTTCAGGTACTAATTCTAATGGAACATATGTATTTACAACGGATAGAAACATAGTTGTACAAAGTCCATCATCTACTTTTACATTTAATAATGTAGAATTATATGAAGGAACATATATAAGTGAAGTATTCATAGTAGATAATAATAAAAATAATCAAAGATTTATACTTTCAAATGATACTGTTGATATTTCCAGTATAGAAGTTCAAGTGATTGAAAATAATGGACAAGATCTTACTGAATTTGCACAAAAAATAAATTTGTATGATTTAACTTCAAGTTCTAACATTTACTTCCTACAAGCAGCACAAGATGATCTTTATGAAATTGTGTTTGGTGATGATATATTTGGAAGAAAACCTCTTAATGGTGCAACAATTGTTGTAAATTATAGAATTACTAGTGGTTCTCTTGGTAGTTCAGTAACTGAATTTACTATTGATAGAGATCTAAGTCTTTATAATGGTGGTTTAGTTACTGATGTTTTAATTACTACAATTTCTCAATCTACAAATGGCTCAGATGCTGAATCAATTGAATCAATTAGATTTAGAGCTCCTAAATCTTTTCAAACATTAGATAGAGCTGTTACAAATGAAGATTATAAAAACATTATTCTTGCTAATTTCAATGAAATAAAAGACATTAATGTTTATGGTGGTGATACTCTTACTTCATCTCCTCAATATGGAAAGGTGTATATTTCACCAACTACAAATTCTGGAGATATTATTACTAGTCAAATGAAATCAGATATTATTGATTTTTTAAGTAATAAAAAAGTAGTAAGTATTCAAATTGAAATTATTGATCCAGATTATGTTTATTTAATACCATCAATTACTTCTACAATTGATTATAATACTACAAGTTTAACTCCATCTGGCATTAAAAGTTTAATTTCTAGTGCAATTACTAACTTTAATAATAATACTCTTAAAAAGTTTGATACAACTTTTAGATATTCTAAATTTATTGAAGCAATTGATAATTCAGACACAAGTATTCTTGGAACAAAGGTTGACATGAGAATGTATAAACAACTTTTACCAGACTTAGATCAAAGTATTACACTTACTTCTAGTTTTAGTACAAGTTTTAATAATGGAATTGTTCCTGGAACAATCACTGGTTCAAGTTTCTTAATGTCAGATGGTAACACATACCAATTAACCGATTATAATCCAAATAATGATACATTTATTAGAACTTCTGGGCTTACTTCTTATGAAGTAACAAATTCTACTCCTAATATCTATCTTAAACAAATCACAACTAATAACACTGAAAGTTATAATATTATTGGTTCTGTTGATTATGAAACTGGAAATATTGATATTAATAGTATTACCGTTGTTGACTTTTTAAATAGCCCTGGTATTTTAGTTTATGCTAAGCCTACAAATGTTGATGTTATTGCAAAATACAATAACGTTATTGAATTAGATATACCGAATTTATCAATTGCAGTAGTTTCTAAGTAATGAATATCGAAAAATTTATATCACCACTTATTGCAAATCAATTTCCTGAATTCTATAAAGAAGACGGGCAGAATTTTATTGAGTTTGTAAAAACTTATTATGAGTGGATGGAAGAAACTGGAAATATAATTAATGCTTCAAGATCACTTCTTGAATACAGTGATATTGACTATACGCTTGATCAATTTTTAGTATATTTTAAAAATAAGTATATTAATTCATTACCCGAAAATATAGCGTTAGATAAACGTTTACTTATTAAGCATATTACTGATTTATATAATTCAAAAGGAAGTGAAAGAGGTTATAGACTTCTTTTTAGAATGATTTTTAATGAAGAAATTGATATATTCATCCCCGGTGAATATATGTTTAAACCTTCTGATGCTCAATGGACAATTCCAAAATACATTGAAGTAACCGAAAGTTTATATTTACAAGATTTAGTTGGTAAAAGAATTAAAAGTACTAATGGTGCAAACGCCATAGTTGATGGTTTTTTCGAAAAAATTATTAAAGGTAAAGTAATTTATCTTCTTTACCTTTCAAGTGTTCATGGAACATTTAAATATAATGATAAGATTCTTTGTGATTCTATTCCTGAAATGACTATTGAACATGCCCCAATAGTCTTTGGTTCATTAACATCAATAAGCATTACATCCGGTGGCATAAATTATAATGTAGGCGATATTCTCAGTGTTGAAGGAGATGGTGTTGGTGGTAAAGTTGCTGTTTCTTCAGTAATTGATCAAAGTGGTAAAGTAGATTTTCAACTAGTAAATGGTGGTTATGGATTCACCGTAAATGCTCAAGTAACTGTAAGTGGCGGTAGTGGTTCAGGCGCAACTTTTCAAGTAGGTGGTATAACTAATAAACAAATTTATACAATTAACACTGATGAAATTAATCCACTTTTATTTGCAAATCTAGAATATGATGCACAAAAACTTAAATTGGGTTTTTCAGCTAATGTTGGTGCATTTAATAATGGAAATATGATAACTTCTTCTGCAAATGCAAAACACTTAGATGTAACCTTTTTAAGCGGTACTTTGCAAGTTGGAGAAACTCTTTCAAATACAGAGCTGGGTCTTTCAAATCTTTACATTTATAAAGCAGATGAAACATTAATTTATATTACTGGTACTGAAGCTATGTTAACAAGTTCTAATTTATCAGCTAATGCTGTATTAGTTGGTAATTCAACTGGTGCTTTTGTAAAAGTTAATAGTGTTTATCCTAAGTTAATTATAACTGGTTTAGCATATGTGAATACATCTGCTTCTAATTCTACATCTTTATCGGTATATAATACCACTGCAAATATTGGTTATTTTGTTGCGGGTTCTACTATCACAAGTAATACCGGATCTACTGCAAATGTTACTTCAGTATCTAGAGTAGATCAAGATTGGAGATTGAGCAATAATTTTCCAATTTTTCCAATATCACAGAATAATACCAATTTAGATAGTATTATTGGTGAAGTGCTTAGTATTCAAAATTTAGAAATAGGAACAATAACTTATTTAAAAAATATTAATCCAGGCGTTGGATACACTACAAATCCAACAGTTGTAGTAAGAGAACCATATATCTATCAACTTGGAATTCCTGATGATACTGGCGGTGTTTGGGGTGGCGATGCTGAAGTTAATGCATTAGCCGGTAGAAAATCTGGAATTGTAACCGGCGTTCAAATGGTAGATTCTGGTTATGGATATATTCAAAACCAAGGAACTATTTTAACAAGTAACACAAATTCTTCTGGTGTATTTGGTACAACAATTGTAGAATCAACTGGTATTAATATTGGAAGTTGGAAAAACAATAAAAGCTTCTTAAGTGATGAACAATATATTGAAGATAGTAGCTATTATCAAGTTTTTTCTTATGAAATCATGACAAAACGGATGATTGATACATATAGAAGATTAGTAACCGATCTTGTACATCCTACGGGTATAGCTTTGTATGGAAGATATACGATTAGAAACACAATTGTTGATCAAACTTCTGAACCTATATCATTCTCTATTTCTCAACAATAAATAATAAAAACCTATAATCACTGGAAAGTAGTATGGCAGTTTTAACAATACATCATCACTTAGATTCAATTAAATCTTTCATTAATAATATTGAAACATCTAAGAATGCATACTATTTGTTTGTTGGCCGCCCGTACGCGTGGTTAAATTCTTCTGGTCAAGAAGATGATACTAAAGTTCAAACTGCAAATAATTCAATTTATCAAAATGAATCATCAATTTATAATGATGTGGTTTTTGGTAAAGAATTAGTTCCATCTAATGTTGAGTACTTAACTCTTAGACATGATTGGCAAATTGGCACAATTTATGATCAATATGATCAAAATGATGCAAATCTTTATGATAAGGCTTTTTATGTAGTAACTGATAATAATGAAGTATTTAAAGTTATTGATAATGCTTCAGGATCTCAATCTATAGTTAAACCCGCATTAACATCTGCTAGTAGTACTTTTTCAACTTCAGATGGATATATTTGGAAATATATGTATACTATTTCGGGTTCAAGCAACACCAGTTTTATGTCTACCAACTATATGCCAGTAACTCCAAATACACAAGTATCAGCAGCCTCAATTGGTGGAACTATAGATGCAATTAGAGTTACTTCATCAGGAAATAATTATCCATATACGACCGGTTCTATAGTTTCTTTAGTAGATGATAATGTAGTTCAAATTGAAGCTTCAGCAAGTGCCGATCATGACTATTATACCGGATGTTCTTTATATCTTTCTTCAGGTTATGGCGCTGGACAAGTTAGAAAAATTAAAAAGTATGATGGTTTAAATAAAACTGTTACACTGGAAACCCCACTAATTACAACCGGAACACTTGGTGTATCAAATGTAGTTTCAAGCGGAAGTTTCATCCCTGGTAACTATGTAACTCAAAATGTAGATCATATTGATATTCTTTACAAAATTGGTTTTTTCAACGTGGGTGATACCGTTATTCAAACTGGAACAAATGCCAGCGGTAGAATTATTACTCAAAATGCAAATACTCTTAATATTTTAAGAAGTACTTCAAATGGTTTCTCTTCAATTCTTCCAATTTATAATACAATACAAACCGGAACTTTAAAATCTGGAACTGTAAGTGTAACTTCAAATACAGTATATGTAAATGCAATTGCATGCACTAGTTTTACTACTAGTTATAATGTTGGAGATTACATTCGTATTGGGTCTAATGCTAATAATAACATTAGAAGAATTGTTGCTGTAAATAGTACTGTAGTTGAAGTAAACACTGCATTTACATCTGGTGCTATTTCAAATGTTCATTATTCAATGCCTTATGCATCAGAGGTGTCTTCCGTTACATATTCATATACTAGAGGTTTAATAAGTAATAGTAATCTTACAGGAATTAAACTTACTTTTTCAGATCCAAGTGTTCTTGGTTTAAATTTCTTTGTTGGTGAAAAAATTAATATGGTGGATGTGACAGAAGTTTCACAAGGCATATATGGAACTTGTTCATATTCTAATAATTCATCAATGGTTCTTACTGGGGTTACTGGAGGAAGTTTTAATTCTGATTTTTATATTAAAGGTGAGTCAAGTCTTCAATTTGCTAAAATTTCAAGTATTGATACTTTTCCAAATATCACATTAAATTCACCTTCAAATAATTTTATAACAGGATTTCCTATTACAGTAAGAGCTCCTGCAAGTACTACAGTTTTAGGTTCAGCCGATTTAAAAACTTATTCAGCTATTCCAAATCAACTTACAGATTATATTATTTCGCCTACAGTAACAATTCAAGGCGATGGTACAAATGCATATGCATATTCAACTGTTGATGTTTCAGATAGCACAATTGGTGGGATTAATAAAATTGTTATATTTAATTCAGGACAAAATTATACAAGTGCTAACGTAATAATTACTTCAAATTCAAGTATTGGTTATGGTGCTAACGCTACCCCAGTTATTTCACCAAGTCTTGGGCATGGATATGATGCTTTAGCCGAATTATCAGCGCGTTATGCCGGAATCACTGTAAACATTGCAAATGGTTCGGTTGAAGGACTTAAGTTTCCTCTTTATGGTAAGTATCGCAGAGTTGGAATTATTAAGAATCCTTTATTTGATGATGTTATTGTAGATCTTGCAAACTTTGATAGAGTGAATCTTATTATTGCAAATACAACCGGCGGTTCATTTGCAAATAATGAAGTTATTCTACAAAGCAACACTAATGCTACTGGAATAGTTGTTGCAGCAAATAGTACTTACGCTGAATTAAAAACTATTCGTGGAATTTTTAGTGCAAATGGTTTATATTCAAATGGAGCATCTTCAAATGATGCAATACTTGGTTTAACTAGTGGTGTAACTGCAAGAATTAGTAGTGCAAATGTAGTCTATTTTAAAGACACTGCAAATGTTGATATCGTAAGTGAAATTAATTCCGGCGCTAATGGTATTATTTTACAAGCTATAAGTAATACTAGAATCAAATTGACAAATGTTTCTGGTAAATTTTCTTCAAATGATACGCTGTATGATAGTCAGACAAACGCATATGCAAACGTAGTTTCAATTTTTACTTCAAATGGAACTATAAATTCTAGTACAAATTTTGCAATGAAATTTGATCAAACAATTAGAATACCTTTAACATCTAATACTCTATCTTTCCAAAAAAATGAGTTTGTAACACAAGATATTACTAATGCTTTTGGTAGAGTTATTAGCAATAATAACGAATTTGATATTGTTTATGCTTCAGCTAATGGATCTTTTAATGTTGGTAATACATTAAGAAATTCAATAGATACTGCTACAGGATATGTAGCATTTGCTAATAATACATATTTAAGAGTCACAGCAACAAATGGTTCATTCATAACTGGACAAACTATTATAAATAACTTAAATGTGACAGCTTCTGCTACAATGGTTTATAAAGCTTTGGTTCTAAATGGTGTCGGTGGACCTAATAAGTTTCAAAGCGGTGTTAATAATATCACCGGAAATATTTCTAAAGCAACTGGAAAAAGCAATTTAGCTAATTCTATCAAATACCCTGATCTTGTTAAAAATACCGGTGAAGTGATATATTTGGAAAATGTTGAACCTTTTGAGCTTTCGAATACTTCGAAAGAAACTATTAAGGTTGTTATTAAGTTTTAATTTTAGAGGAAACTATGGCTCTTCAAACAGATTTATCTCGCTCACCTTATTTTGACGATTTTGACGAGACTGCTAATTACTATAGAGTTTTGTATAAGCCAGGCGTAGCTGTTCAAGCGCGCGAAATGAATCAAACACAAGCA